TGCCTGAACCCAAGCAGGAATGTTCTTTTCCTTAGTGCCAAGTGCCTTTCTCAGTTTTCTGATATTCTCTTCAGACTTCTTTAACTGAGTTTGTGCCATTGACACTTCATGGTCTTTTTCTTCTTGCATTTTTTTCTTACGACCCTGACAATGAGCCCGCTGAGAAAACCCTTTCGGGTTGTCGCAATTAATCGACTTCTTATACTTCTCAGACCAACCCATATCAGGTTACAAACTATTCCTTATTATTTAGAAAACCTTGCTTGAGTAGTTTCTGAAGTTCTGATGTGGAACCAACAAATACTGCGTTGTTTGTAACATTATTTGGTCCCTTCTTTACAACCTCTTCTTCAACGTCTTTAAGTTTCTTTTGTAAGTCAATAAGTTTATCTGTTGTATCAGCAACACTTTTAATTAACTGACCAGCAACTTCATATGCTCTTGGACTCCCACCTTCACCGGCAAGTTCCATGATGCCATTGATTGCTTCCTGTCCTTTCTCAATTAATGAATACAAGTTTGCTCTTGTATATTCATAGTCCTTTGAAATATCACTTTTTTGCTCAGGTTTTTGAATGCTTTTAGCATTATTATCAACCTCAACAATACTGCTCTCTACATTGAGAGCTTCGTCAATGGAATCAAAATCAGACATAAGTATTAGATATCAGTTTGTTGTGTGGGACTATAAGACTTAGAATCACCAAAGTATTCCCAAGTTTCGGTGAAACCAAAGTCATCACCAGGATTTGCATTGATAGGATCTGGAACTGCAGTATATCTGACTTCTCTCTTTGCAGTTTGAGTATTGGTGTCGGAATACATATCAACAATAACCTTACGGATAAGACCTTCTGGGTTATCTGCTACAGGACCGAATAGATAAGTTTTTGCTGTAAATTGTAATGTATATAGAAGTGCTCTTCTTGTTGAGAAATCACCTTCATAGTCGTCTTGCATTGCGACACTATTGAGAACTACTGGAATATCTCTTTTTTCTCCAATAGAATCAACTAAATCAATAGTTAAACTAAATGCTGGTTGAAAATAAGGAAGAATCTGCTCCACTATCTGTAGAGCATCGTCGTTTAGCTTTGCAAATATTGTTAACTCGAAACCAATATTATATGGAACAGGCATAAACACCTTTTTCATTCTGTCATTGTCATCGACAGCACGAAATGTTTGAGTAATACCAGTTTTTCTTGTTGGATCGTACTCAATAGATGTCATCTCAAATGACATTCTTGGTAATGATATTTGAACTGGTTTGTCTAAGTTTGCTTGTTGCTCAAGTCTTGCCAAAAACTTTTGAGATGGACCATATGCTAAGGGAACGCTCAATACGCTATTAATATTTCCAGAAGCATCTTTATGCTTAATATCAATTTGATTGAATAAAGTTCCGAAAGCTATAATAGTCTTACGAATTATTTCGTGATAGTAATAAGTTCCTAGCATTAGTATGTACCAAACGGATTAGACTGTGAGAAGTCCAGAATAAGATCAGCAGCTTCTTCAATTTCTTCATTTTGTCTATATTTATCAGTAATTGTGTTTGCTGCTGATACTTTAACTACATATTCGGCACCAGATCTGGAACCGATAACAATTTCTCCTGGGTAGAACTCACCAGTTGAAATTCCAACTCTTAGAATATTTGTATCAGTATCCCAGTTCTTAACTCTTGCCGATGCACCAGATCTTGAACCAGTTACAAGTTCATTGAACCAGAATGTTCCAATACCTGTGGTTGATGCAGCACCAATTGTGATAGTAGGTCCAGATGCAAGGAAACCAGATCCAGCATCGGCAATTCTAACACCACTAATTGTTCCAGCAGCACTAACTACTGCTGAAGCAGATGCTGCTATTTGTGGAGAGAGAGGTGGCAGTGATATTGCTACTGGAGGTGCAGTTGTGTATCCCACTCCTCCATCAGTAACAACGATACTAATAATACCTCTGGTATCGGTAATAATTCCACAAGTGGCAGCTGCTCCTGTTCCTCCTCCACCAGTAATGGATATTGTTGGAGCAGTTGTGTATCCAGTACCTGCATTAATAAGAAGAATTTCTTGAATTGATGTTATTCCATTTCTAGTCGTAGTAATTGCAACTGCACTAGCATCTGTTCCTCCTGATGGTGCTGTTGTAATAGCAACATTTGGAACACTAGTATATCCAGAACCATCATTATTCAAGAATATCTTTCTTACATATCCAGTTCCAACAGATGCTGTTGCCGTTGCTCTAGTTCCACCTGATACAAGTTGTAGATCTACAATATAACCCTTATCTTCCAAGACCTCATCTATTTCATCTATAGAAGTATCAAGTACTTCATCTTCATATTCAAATAGTTCACATTGCAATTCATAAACATAGTTTTTCCCCAACTGATAAAATGGTTTCTCATGTTCTACAAATTTAACTTCAAATAATCTATTGCCGAGTGGGAAATAAACCAAGTCTCCTTCTCTTGGTCTATCGAAAACTTCAACCTCATCATCATTATATCCTTCCAAGAATGGAGAAATAAAGTCTTCAAATCTTTCTCTAGAAATTACTAATGATACTTCATCTCTCACACTAACTCCAAACTTTGTCATAATATCTCCAGCACCACTATAACCATCATAGTTATTGAGGTATGCCTCTAACAAAAAGTTATCATCAAACTTAGATGATTGTATCTCTTCAATGATAGTTTGTTTTCTAACAAACTTTCTTGGAATATAAGTTACTTCAATTCCATATATTTTGAGTTGCTCATTGATCAACTCTTGTATAAGCCTCTGTTCTCCAGAAGAACCTTGTAAAAAGAAGGGGTTAAGAGCCATTATCCAATAAAGTCGTAAGGTGGAAGTTCATAATCAAGTGCCATGCGAGATTGTATCTCTGCAAGTTCTCTTTCTGCATCATCATATATTTGCCTACCATTGAGTTCAATACCCCCTGGAAGTTTCACACCATTGAACTTGATAAGATTCTGACCCCACTGCCTTTTAATAAGAGCAGTCAAATATTTTTTGAGGAAACTATCATTATAAACACCACTGAAAGATTGTGGATCTAATGCTCTATAGCAATCAATAACAATATAATCATTTGTAGTCATACTTCCCCAATCAACATCCAAGTACAACCTATCTTGTCTCTTGTTGTATCTTATCTGCTTATCTGGAGTCAACAAAAAGTCAATATCTTCCAGATAAGTTTTAGTCATAGCATATTGTAAAAGTTCAACCGAGTTGAAGTAATAAAGATCATTCAAAAACAATTGATATTTGATACTAAACATTCCACCAGAAATTGAACTAGTATCAAACTTAAATATTTTTTCTATACCGATAACAGAGTCTGGAACTTGAATGAAGTTTGAAGTTTCATAAAAGTTTGATGTTGTAGTTCCATATCCACTAATAGATGTTGAAGTTGCACTTGTGGTTACAATACCAACAGTATTTGTGCTTCCACTTTCGTTAGTTGCTTTTCCTCTATTAATGTCTTCTTGAGTAAATCTATATTTCAAGAACATTCTTTCAACACCATCAAAGTGACGTTCTTGAAAATATTGTAAAGCGTCATCGACAAGATCATCAATTTGATCATCATCGACATTTATTTCAAGAACTGGAGCACCCAAACGTCTCAAACAATAATCTATAAGTCCTTGGCGTGTTGATGGTGTTGCCATTAGAATCCCTCAGGGTCTATATCCGTTTTTGTGGATGTTTTTTTATTTTTTGAGTTTAATTTATTCAACTCATCCTCTTGTTCAATTATCCTAGCATTCAAGTTTTCGATAGTTTTATTGGCAATATTCACCTTTGCTTCCAAAGCAACAACTTGTGAGAATAAGTCAAATGATTTCTGCTGATATACTAAGATCAAAGATTTGTAATCGTTATCATTCATTTTTAGATACAAAAAAGGGTGAGATGCCTCTCACCCATATTTATAAGTTATCTCTTATTTATCAGAATGATCCACCATCTATGGTGATATTCTCCAGAGTTCTAGTAGTTCCAGAGCAGTTAATTACTTGAGACTGACCAGCACAATCATTGACCCACAAGGAACCAATTTCGAAACCAGCATATGTGGATGCTGTCATTACACTAGTGCTTTCCGATACATCGTCACCAACTACAACTCTTCCTACAGAGTCGTCCCAATATAATGCTGCTTTCTTAGCAGAACCAGAGAAATAGTGGAAGATAACACCAACGTCGATGTTGGCATCGGAAGTTGGGGGAACAAGAGCACCGCCACTATTTACAAGACCAATCTCAATAAGACTATCTTCAACTTTCAGGGTCTCAGTATTAACAATAGACTGAGAACCTAGAACTGTGAAACTTCCATTAACCGTTAAATCGTCGGCAACTGTAACTGTTCCACCAGTTGAGTCGAGAGTTAACCCACCAGACGAGGTTGATATTGTGTTTCCGTCAATGGTTACGTTATCAATGGCAGCAGCACCAGTTACGGTGAGTGTTGTTCCATTGAAGGTTAGGTTTGCACTATCTTCAATAGCACCACTAGTTCCAGCAAGAACAACACGACCAGAGGTGAGGTCGGAAACTGTAGCAGAAGAAAGAATCGATTCTGCACCAGAGACGTTCAGACCACCATTGAAGTCAACAGCGCCAGTTACGGTCAGACCAGCACTAACAACAGCATCCTTTGTAACTGCGATAGAGTCGGTGACTGTAACATCGCCAGTAACCGTGAGAAGTGAACCATCAAAGGTTAGGTTTGCGCTATCTTCAATAGCGCCAGAGGTTCCAGCAAGAACAACGCGACCAGAGGTTAAGTCACTGACTGTAGCAGAGGAAAGTGTAGTTTCTCCTCCAGAAATGTCTGCACCACCATTAAAGTCAACAGCACCAGTTACTGTGAGAGCACTTCCAACAGAAGCATCTTTTGTAACTGCCAGTGAATCAGAGATGGTTACATCTGAAGAGAATGTTGATACTCCAGTTACATTGATGCCACCAGCACCAACTGTTAAACCATTTCCACTAAATGTTAGATTTGCGCTGTCCTCAAGAGCACCTGAAGTTCCAGCAAGAACAACTCTTCCTGAGGTCAGGTCACTAACAGTTGCGGATGATAGAGTTGTTTCTCCACCAGAGATGTCAGCACCGCCGTTGCCATCAATTTGACCGGTGAAGGTAGAAACACCAGTAACAGCAATTCCTTGAAGGAATGTTGCTTGGAAGTTGTTGTGAACGACGTTAGACTGGGAAGCAACAGCATTACCCATCAATGCATGGGCAGTACACTGATAATGAAGAACTTGTGGTGTAGTATCGGTTACTGTAATTTCGGTATATGCATTAGCACTACCAGCAGTACCATTTGTTGTTACATTGGTTGAATATGATGTTGTCTTTGAGGACTCAAGATAGAAGGCAAGTGGGTGAGTAGCGTTTGAAGCATCAGACTGATCGAAGCGATAAGTCTTTCCAGGAAGAAGAGTAATGAAAGGAGCTTCGACACCATCAATGAAGTATCCAGAACTAGAACCACTTCCAAAGTATCTGTGATCTGCCGTCTTGGAAGCAACAGTAACTGTATAGTCTACTCTTGTAGAACTAGCAGTACCTACAATAGACTCAATTCCATACAGAGAACCGCCAGCATAGACATCTCTCCACTGCTTAGCAAGTTCACCTAAGTCATATGTCTTAGTCGCGTCGGGGACCAGACCAGAGATAAACTCACCACCAACGTTAATATCATCGGTGTCAGCATCACCAAGGTTAATAGTTCCACCCTTGAATGTTGCAACACCAACGAACTCGGAATATCCCTGAACGTTTAGGTTTCCACCAACGGTTACGTTCTTATTGACTCCAAGACCACCATCAATTTGGAAAGCACCGGTATCAGCATCTCCGAGAGTATTGTCCGTTGTGTTTGTAACGGTAGTAATACCTGAGATATCTACATCACTATTAATATCTACCCAACTAGTGTTAAATGTGGCAATACCAGTAAACACTGGGTTTGCCGAACCACTAGCCCATGATAGGTTACCACTACCATCATTTGTAAGAACGCTACTTACAGCACCTTGAGTGCCTGGCATGTAGTAGGTTACAATTCCAGCAAGTGCTGCTGGTGATGCGAGTGTAATATAACTTGTGCCGTTACTAGTTCCTTCTACAAGGTTAACACCAGAACCGGTAGATGCTGTATCTGCAGTCCAGAAACGGGCAGAACCAACGATTTTATTAGTTGCGGTCTCAGAGGTTAAACCAACGTATAAATCGTATTTATCAGTTGTAAAACCTGGTTCACCTGCCTGAAGTCCTGGCAAATTGCTAAAAAGACCTCTCTTGAACTTTAATACAGGAGCAGCCATTTTCTAATTTTTACCTTTTTATGTATTTAGCTAAAATAATAACTTAAAATGTACCATAATCCAGTTCATCATTTGAAACTGAATCGGCAAGGTCTAATACTTCTGCAGCATCAACATGAACATACTTTGTCCCATTATACATTAGGAATGTATTTGTACTTCTAGCAGTAATATCTACATCTGGAGCACTCTCCAGTTTTGCAGATGCTACAGATTTATTAGAAGCAGCAATTTTAATTCCGTCTCTTTGTCCTACTCTAACTCTAATGTTTGCCATTAGCGAGTAACTCCTTTACTTACAATTGCCATACCTTCAACAACTCTTGTCATTGTAGAGACAGTATCTGTAATTACAACATCATAAACATATCTTCCTTCTTTAAGACTTGCTGTTTGTGTTGTTGACAGACCAAGTTGTATTTGACCAGAAGTAGGATTAGATATAGATGTTGTAAAAGTCGTCACACCAGTAGCACTGGCATGTTTTCTCATCTGAGCACTTACGCCATACCCAGTTAAATCGAGTGCAGAATTTGTAGCATCATTTTCAAGGGTGAATACGTGACTAAAATCAGTTCCACCATTAATAACAATATTACTAACGTATACTGCCATTGTATTGTTGCCTTTTACAAGTATTTATTATATGTGAGAGTCGTTAATAATTTTCATAAGTAGAGATTTAATCTCAGTAATATCTTGCTTTATTTCTTCTATCTCTTCCTTCTGCTTTTTCTTTTCTGCTCTCAATTTAACATATTGCAAATATTCACTTGTATCAGTATTTACAATGGCACCTGAATCATTTCGAAACAGGTGCTTATGTCCTTCAACTCTTTTCATCTTATGCTAGAGCAATAGTTCTCAAATCCTTGAACCTTGGTGCTTTTGCTTCATTTGTTCCGTTCATAACAATTTTAACTCTAAACCCAGTAAATTGTTCCAACTCATCTGCCGTGAATTGATATTCAAGGAACTCACCATCATTACTGGAACGAACAAAAGCATCAGATTTACCATTATTTAATGTTACGTCAATAACATCATCACCATAACCATCACCATTAGTATCTCTTAGGTTATTATAACCAGGGAACAACTCATATGCTTGTTCAATACCATTAGAGTCTGTTCTGAAGAGTTGATAGAGAACTCTAAAGTCAGCAGAAGAATGGCGATAAGCAGAAACAAGAACCTTCAATGAAGTTGCTGGTTGCTTCAGATCAATTCTGTTTGTAACATATACCGCGCTATGTGGGTCTTCTTGTACAAGATTAACTCTACCATCAAATGCATAGTCACTTACTGGATTATTGAGTCTGTTTCTTGTGAAGATGATAGATGCTGTAGAAACATCCATTGCTGGTGACAGGTTTGGATCTGCCGTATTCATTGTCAGTCCAATAGTAAATGACTTACTCTTAGGAAGACTTGACAATCTTGTCGTCTCATTAATTTGAGAGGCGACCATTCTGGTTGTTTCCAACTCATTATTGTTATTGAGTTCAATAGACTCATAACCTTGATCTATGAAGGAAGGTTCAGAACCTCCAGCACTTGTTCCAGAAACTGTTCTAATTTGGGACGTTATTGATGTTGTCTCACCTGGAGTGAATACATTGAAACGTGTTGCAATGTTATTGAATTGTACATTCTTAGATGCTGAAGCACCAGTTCCGCCAACTGTATTTTCGTCTGTGAAACTTAACTGGCTATCACCAGAAGTTCTAGAACCACGATCGATCTGTAAGTGGTATGTATCAAAGTCTCTCTTAGAAGTAAGAGCAGTGTCTGATGGTAGATTATGTTGAGTATTAATGCGTGTCAGAGAAATACCATTCAGTTCATATGGATAAACTCTATCATCAATATTATGTTGTCTAATCAGAGAGTTATCAATTCCTCTGGTTCCAATGCCCAGAGTTCCAGCACCAGCAGAACCTGCAGTAATGGAGTTGTAGTAGATAATTTCATTATTAACTTTTAGATATCCACGAGAAGTTGTAATTCCTTCAAAGGTTCCAAATATTGAAGTATTAGCAACAGAGATAGTAGTGTCACTAATTCCTAGAGCAGCATTGATAGATGTTGGAATGGTATCTGGTTCAAGGTCTGCTAGAACAACAACATTATTGTCTGCCTGCATACCATGGTTATGTTGTGTTACCTCTAGAACTCTACCATCATACAGGTTACTAATAACAGCAGAAGAGGTAATATCAGTATTTGCATAAGAGACTGCAGTGTCTCCGGAGTAAACAACCAGGTCTTGACCTGAAGTAAACTCTTCGCCTTGAACATTGGTCAGATACAATGTATCTTTACCATTTAGAGCACTTACTGAAATTTGAGCATTCTTACCTTTAACTACGTTTGCAGTTGTGATACCAAGTATATCACCAACAACATAACCATTTCCTGATGTTGTGATTGTTGGGTTTCCAGAAACAACACCACTAGAGAATACTACGGTTCCCTTTGCACCGCTTCCATTTCCAGTAATAGAATAGAATGAAACATCGGTAAATGTTCCATCACTATATCCTACACCAACTCTATTTGTGCTTACGGTATTCAGTGTTCCACCAACTTGCTCAATATATCCACTAATAGCAGATGCTGATGTACTATCACTTACTTTCTTACCGATTGTAAGAATGGAATCCATTGTAGTGGTTGTTGTAATACCAACTCTCAGTTTTCTTGGGAGAGTTTTAACTGGATTCTCATTAAGTTGACCAACGTTAGTGTTTCTAGTCTCAAGTGGTGGGTTGTAGAAGTAGGCAACACCAGGAGTTCCAGTTACAAAGTTTGCCTTGTAAAGTTTAAATGTTAGATCTTCAAACTGGTTAGCAGTCCAAATAGTACCATTTTGAGAAAGGAATAGACTTCCGCCAACATACTGCTTGGTAGCAATAACACTTTCAGCGTCTGGTAGAGATGCCGAATTGACGGTTCTTTCACCCATTCTAGCAATCCATACTTCATATTGATCTGAGTATGGGGAGAGAAGAACTAGAGCATACTCTGTGTCTGGTCTCAGATATATTGGAGATGGGAATGAAATCTTAGTTGCAACAGAGGCATCTCTAGATGTTTGAATTTGAGATGGATCTAAGGTAACTCTCGAATACTCGTTTACAAGACTTCCTGTAGGAGTACCAAGCTCCATGGTTCTAAGTTCAACAAAAAGTTTTTCACTCTCATCTTTATGAGCAAAGAATACATCAACACTGGTCATAAATGCACCAGTCTCATCAACCGTGAATGATTGTGCTAATGGGTCATAACGTTCAACGAGAACTGATCTTGTAAACACATCAACTCTACCGGTAGTTGTATAAGAACCTTCTGCACTACTAATGAGTAGACTTCCAGGAAGAGGAGTTTCATTGGTAGAACTGGATGTAAGTCTAAATGTCTTAGTTCCAGTTGTAAATCTGAGTGGTGGTGGAGGAGATGCAAGTGGGTTTCTGAAGAAGATGGAACCAATAATATCTCCAAATGTATCAGCAAAGAACCTGATATCGGAAACAGATGCCTGAGCACCACTTGTTTCTCCAAGAAGAACCATTCCTTTGGTGATATATCCATTATATTTTCCTAGAACTTCTTCTTGGAGTGCTTCAATATCAACGTTTAGAACTGTTGAAGATGCTGAATACGATGTGGGGAGTGTTACTGACTTGTTATATGGATTAAGTGAGAATGTAGTTTCTGGGTTACCACCTGGACCAGACTTGTGGTTTGGTTGTACTACTCTACAGGTAAAGAGGTTTGTTCCACCAATGTATCCTCTAACCGTTTCACCAACCTGGAATACTCCAGATGTCATTGCGATCTCAATGAGTTTTGGTGTAATATCAATGCCACTAGTTCCATCAAAGAAAGGATAATGTCTTGCTAAAGGTCTCATACCGATAGCATTAAACATTACGTTTCTGGAACGGATGTACTGGTCTGGTGTACTTGAAGTTAAAGATACTGAAGTTCCTACAACTCTTGTAGCTCCTCCAGAACCTCCAACTGTTCTTGAACCGCCATCTCTAACGATTGTTCTTACCCAACTATCGGTTTTTGGTGTAAGTTCAATAGTTCCATTAAACTCAATCATATTGAATGGGTTTACATTTTCAACTCTAGTTGCTAGAGGTTGCTCAATCCAAGACTTTTCAGTATATTTTAATGTAATAATACTGCCAGTCTTTTGAACATTGCTATCAAGAAGACTTAGATTGTCAGCAAAGTTTACTGTATCAGTATTGATAGATGGATCTAAAGCAATCTGTGGAGTTAATGAATGGAAGTCAAGTGGTGTAATAAGTTCGTTTGTTGTTGGATCAATATCAGTTGTTGACTGAGTACCATCTGCTCTCTGGATATCTTTAAAGTCATCAACAAAGAAACCAGACTTATATCTGTCAAGACCATCAGCATCTCTAACTTGGAAAGTCTTAGTGTCAAGTTCTAGAAGTGATAGTGACGTTAATGTTTCAAGATTTTCTACTCTATCTTCAATTCTTCCAATATCTCTCATGGTATATCTTCTATTATCCACAAGAGTAATTTTTGCATCTTGCGTATCATAGAGATATGCTGGTAGGGAAATAGTAGCAATTTCCATCGCATCATCACTATTTGATGGTGGTTTTGGATTTGCCGCTGAAGCGCCCTTAATTATGCTGAAAGCACCTTCTTTATTAAGAACTACCTTATCGATTCTTGGAAGATAGAAGTCATATCCAATTAGCGAACTTTCTCCAGGTGCCACAACAAGAGTTGGATTGACTCCTGCCGTTGCAAATGTTCTGCTAGAATAGTCAAATGGTGATGATGTTGTTGAAGTAAACTGAGATACTCTTGGTCTAAAGTCTAAAGTATCAGTTGCTCTAATACCATTTGTTACTGGTATATCATCCTTATATCTTTCAGAGTTATAAGAATTTACTGTGTATAAGTTTCCAACATCATTTGATGGAACTGTGTAATGATTGAAAATGATAAGGAGTTTGTGGGATGGGATATAGTTATCCTTTGCCCTTACTATTCTAGAGTAATCATAGTAATAGTCACCAATTCCTTTATCTAAGGTATACTTTGAAGTAATATCTTGATAATTACCAGAGTTTACAGATTGTACAGTTGATCTGATGTTAGACTCTGAGAACGTTGCAAGTTCTCCAACAGCAAACTTGTTTGAATTTAGATAGACAATCTCTACCTTCGTTGCTGAAGTTCTTGTTACTACCTGAGCAATAGCGCCGCTTGTTTCGCCAGTTACTCTTTCTCCAAGGATAGAGTTTGTATTTAAAGCAAGACCAGATGGGAAATCAATAGAGTCTAAAGTTGGAGCAGATGAATCATATGACTCATAAACTGCTAAAACTTCTACAACATCTGGGAAATTCAAACAAATTTCTTTATCTTCAACTCTTGTACCATAAAACTGGCTTGTTGTCAGTCCACTGATAGAAGTAGAGACGCCACTATTGGAGTTAGTTACATTTACCTTTTCACTTCTGGTGAAGATTTTTGTCTTGTTTGTAATTGAAATCTTCTTGACTGTAGTATTAACTGTGACGTTATTTGATTGTG